GCCATCACCTACAATAAAGTTACCGTTTGTAACAGCAAGTCCAGCCACATCCTGTAGCTGCTGGTCCAGTCTAGCGTTGGCTACAGTGCCGCTGGCAAGGTTACTAGCGTTCAACGCGGTAAGTGCGCTGCCGTTGGCCGCTATGATATTACCACTCGCATCAAGGAACACAGCCTTCTCTGCTGGCTGGGCGCAGAAAATTGTCTTGGTGCCGGAACTCCAGCTAACCGCACTGTCGCTGTTACTTGACTGAAGGATCGTTGTACGAGCTAGAGTAGTGCCACTAGATGTGTAGGTGCCAATACCAACCTCAAAGTCGGTGCCATCCGTGCAGGCGTAATACGTCGTGTTGCTGTTCCCAACTGACGAGAATGCTTCAAAACCAGTAACGGCACCGGCCAATGTATAGGTGCCAGTGCCGGTGGTAGTGGTCGTCTCTTTGACGCGATCCTTGAGTACCAGTGCCATATTACTTCAACTCAATTACGAGGTTCCCTGCGTTGATACGGAAGATGTCTCCATCGTCAATCGTCCTGCTGGCATCAAGTGCGCCAACAAACAGGATGTTGCCACTAGACGAGGCGTCCGCAATAAACACATGAGTTATAGTGTCAGCAGTAGTGGTGCCTGCCGCTGCAAAGTCGATGTTAGCTGCGTTTGTAGCTGTCTGCGTGTCGGTAGAGTCAGATCCAATCGTGGTCCAGTTTGAAGCTGTGACCTGCACCCTCGCATAGTTGGTGAAGTCAGCTTCTGTAACAGATCCTGTTTCTGCCGCAGATACCGCAGTTGCCAGACCGATATAAATGCTGTCACCCGGCGAAGAAAAACTCAAAGAGTTGTTCTTGAATATGAAATGCAACAATCTCCGCTCTAGGTAGTTTGTTGCTGCGTTGGATGTAGCCATCTCCTACTCCTTATGTGCGAGGCATAGTAGGCAAACCCTGCCTGTACGCATCAGTGTTTTCCCTTGCTTCAGCCAAGTCTTTTAGTCTCGACAGCGCCTCAGTAAATTGTTTTTCGTACAACTGAAGCATGTCCGGCTCACCCTTCATGTAAATATACGCCTCGTACAATGAGCCGTAAAGCAAGGCATTTGGAGCGTTTGTACTCAGCCACGTTGTACCGCTATCTGCTCCTGCGGTTAAAGATGTGGGCCTATAAAAATAATGGAACTCACATACATAGTTGCTATCGGGCGTTGGCCCTAGAATCAGATTATCGACATCGAATCTAGCGTAGTATCTGGGGGTTCCAGTCGTTGCAGAGTTTGTGTGGGCCTCTTGAATGAAGTTAACGTCTTTCGGAAGCAGAAACTCCTTGGAGCTACTGTTTGTTATAGAAAGAGAGAAAGATGCCAAAAAATCTGTGGGCAGAGATAAAAATGGATCATTCTGGCTAACGGCACTCGTGGCGTTTTTGCGGAAGTATTCCAGATCCACCATGTAGAATATTCTGTCTTCCGCTGCACGAATGAAAGTCGGAAGGTTTGTCACAAAGGTTGTCTCTGTGTTCTCACTGTAGTCTTGTATGGCTGTTTTTAGTTGAGCGAAAGTAAAAGACATTTGCCCCTCTTATGCTAACGGCGTAACAGGACCGGCGCTTGCTATACCGCCACCCCCGCTCTTGTTGCCGATATTTGCCGTGTCACTAACGGTGAATGTATAAGTATCAGAATCTACCTTTGTTATCGAATAGCCAGACGATAGCTCAACAACTGCTTTCGTTATGCCATCAAAATTATCAACACCTCTAAACCTAACGGTATCTGATGTGCTTCTACCATGATTGACCTCTTTCACGGTTATAACACTAGATCCTGATGATCCTGTTGTGAAGGGATCGCTTCCTAATAGTGATATCGACTCAGGCTCATCTCTGTCTGGCCTTGGCTCCCTCAATGACTGAGGGTCATCGACCCTGACCCTTCCCAGAAAGTTCTGAGGATGATCAGGATCGACAACGTCAAATCCAACCTTGAGGCCAGTCTTCACGCCATTCTGATATTCGTCAACAAGCTGATCCAGAGGATATCTGAATCCTGTCCTGTCGCAAAAACCAAATGCGTATTTTCCTCTAGCTGTAGTCATAACCAAACAAAGTTACCTGTAACTTTAGCCAGCCCTGCTGAAACGCTTGCCTCTGGTCGCCGCACCTGCACCGCGAACAGTGCCGCCCTTTGACCTCTTCATAGCGCCACCCTTGGACATGCCCTTTTTCTTCATCATGCCGCCCATGGCCTTTCTGCCTGTACGGCGGCTGACCTTTGGCTTCGCTGGCTTCGGTGTCGGCATCATCACAGGCTTCTTCTTAGCAGCCCCACGACGAGCGCGAGCTTTAGCCATTGCCGAAGCAGTGCCGTCCTTAGATGCCTTGACCTTGGCTGCACCGGTGGGGGTTGTCCTTGTCTGCGCCCTAGCTCCGCTCGTAGCCGCCCTCTGCTTGCCCTTATCCTTAGAGCCAAGCATGGCCATCTGCGTCTTCGTCATGCCTTTAAAAGGATTCTTTGACTTAGCACCAGCGCCAGCAGCGGCACCCGGTATCTTGATGCTCTGTCCTACACGGATCATGTTTGCGTTCTTAATGCCGGGGTTTGCGTCAAGCAGGGCTTTGACGCTCATGCCTCTAGACTTTGCAATCTGAGACAGGGTATCGCCAGACTTGACCTTTACAGATCCGCCTTTGGCATATCCCTTCTTCATCATGCCGCCTTTTTTCATGCCCTTCTTCTTCATGGCCCCGCCCATGGCGTAGCCCTTCTTCTTCATCATACCACCTTTGGCCATCTTGCCTTTGCCGTCAGCAGCGAAGAACGGAACCTTCTGGCCCTGATCATTGGTGACCATCTTGAGCTTGCCACCCTTCTTCATGCCCTTTTTCTTCATGGCACCACCCATGGCATAGCCCTTCTTTTTCATAGAGCCGCCCTTTTTCATGCCAGCCATAAGCTGCCTGTCAGTTTTGGGCTTAGGGGTGGCTGCTTTGTTTTTATTGAGGCCCTTCCTAAACCTGTCTTTCACTCTGGTCGGTTTTTTCGCGCTGATCTTAATAGGCATCTCACCCTCCTGCGTAGAATGTGTTGTATGGCACGAACTTGATTGATGATGAGTCTGTGTCCTCGTTTGCCGCTAGTTCAAACTGGAACTCATACTCTTGTTTAAGCGGTGCCACACGGGCCGCCACTTCGGGCTTCTTCATCGCAATGTAGTAAGCAAGCCCTGACGCCAGACACGGAACAAACCTTGGCGGCATATCTGCCGCTGTTCCAATGCCGGACGAAACCCCGTCTATTCCCTTTAGCCTGTAATAGAAAAGGGTATAGGTACTCAAATCAGGAACAGGCCACAGAGTGACATTCACCTGTGTAGCCTGACGATCTACAAAAATTTGGTTAGGGCGTCCCTGAGTATTTTTTGAGCTTTGTTTAGCATACGTCGAAACGCTGATACGACTGACATTGGTATCAACTTGAGACGTTCCAGTGCCGGTTCTAATTTGATGCTCAATGAGATCAATCGTGTCCGTAGGGAGCGTATAAGTCGTTGTACCCGCTGTAAGAGCCTGTGTGCCTTCTTCGATAGTCCAGAGATTAAGTCCACGGTTCTGCCACTCCAATGTTAACAGGTTGAGACTTCTTCGGGCTGTCTTGAGGTCATAACCTGTCTGCATCTGAAGACCAGCCCTCTCAAAAGCCTCCTCAAATATTTCAGGAAGATCCGGTGTTACTACAGCCATTACTTAGTTCTCCTGTGCGCTCTGGTCTTTGCCGCAATCTTTTTGGGCTGTTTTGAGAATTGCTTGCCTGCCTTCCTAGCTTTCCGCTTTGCCCTAGTCGTTGCCGCATACTCCTTCGACGAAAGTGACTTGATAGCACTAGACGGTAGATATCTTTCCCCGGTAGCTTTCGGACCCTGCGTGGACGGCTTGCCACTTTTTGTCCTCCACTTCTGCTTAGTCCAAGACTTCAGACTTTTCTGTGATTTCTTCAAAGGCATGTCATTGTCTCGATTTTTTGATCGCCTCCAATGTCTCCCTGAGAGTAGGCGGCTTCTTTTCATTCGGCTTATATTTGCACTGTATCTCTCTTGGCGAATACTCTGAGGGGTCCATCCATACGCTGTCTATGGTGTTGTTCGGACCAGCATATATACAAACACGCTTGTCGTCTATGATGTCACAACCCTTGAGACGGCACACCACATACTCTGGATAAGTCTCTGCATTTGCACTATGTGACTTGAGAAGCAAGACAAATGATGTAAGGACGGCTATACCCGCACCTATCATGATGGTCCAAGCAACAATCTCTACAAACTTTCTTCTACGCTCCCTTTGTCTATAAAGCGTTTCCTGCCTACGTTTGCGGATTTGTCCTTCCATGCGAACAAGCTCATCCCATTTGGACTGACCCATAGTGAGACTAATCCACTGCTGTAGCTCTCTTCTTTGATTTTGAGCCTTTTGCTTATTGGCAAACGAAAGTACAGCCTCCTGCTCTACTGACTGGCCGCCAAACAGCTTCTTAAATATGGGGGGGTTTTTCGACTCTTTTTCAGCCTGATCAAGGTCAGAAAGCGCACCCATCCATCTTGAGAGGTCGCTTGCCATAGATTCTATATCTTTGCCTATGGCGAAACCTTTTTTCAAAGCGCCAAAGGCAGCCGATGCTGTGGCCATTGCAGATATTGGGTCCATCAATATAGCCTTGTGTTGCTATCCACCATCTTTGGCAGACAATACGACGTTATTCTCTCTCCCTGTTTATGAAGCCTTTGCGCGAAGTAAACACAGTCATTTACATCTGCAAAGTACATGTCATTGCTAACAAGCTTTTTTTCCTCTCCCACTCCTAAAAAAACAAACAGGAGAAACGCATGCTTCATAGCTAGTCCCTGTATCCTCCCCCTGCTTTTTTATAAGCAGCCGCTGTCATTTGGGCTTTTCTCGCTGACCATTGACCGGGAGCGCCACCCTTTCCACCAGCCTTAATTCTATTAAATATTCTCTTCCTGAGAGCCGGTTTTGTGTAGTTACCAGCTTCGTTGACCCTCGACTTCGTCTTGCCACCTTTTTTCATGGCGATAGGCTTTTTATTGTTCTTGCAACGCATCTTTGCCGCTCTCATCAGAACCTCCTATGCTCTCCTGTTTGCCTTGCCAGCAGTCCTAGTCCTCTTGAAAGACCTGTTCTTAGAAGAAGAAACAACCTTCAGATTAGACTTTCTGTTATCCCTAGGGTTCCCGTTCCTGTGGGCGACATCCTTGCCGTCACCCTTTCTCACCTTCCCGGCAGCCGCCATCTTGCGTCTTGCCGTATTCCTACCAGCCCTACTCTTTTTCTGTGTCGTAGTAGACTGGTAGTTCTTGTACTCAGACCTGTAGTTGCGCTTACCGCTGGGTGGCACGGGTCTTACCCTTTGTTGCTATACCATCAATAGAACGTGTTCGTTTCGACATAACTACTTTGCCTCCGCCTGCCATCCTGTCAGCACCGGGCATCATGTTGGCCTGCATACCGGA